TAACTACATCTACCGAGTAAACGGTAAGGACTTGCTTGCTGAAGTAAGAGCTGCCCTTGGAATGTAAGATTTTTAGGAGGTAGAGATGGAGATTTTAAAAGAGCTTGAGATACAGGGCAAAAAGGTGGTGATCTATAAAGGCAAAGGTCGGCATCTCATCAATGCTCAAATAAAAGCAAACTCTACGGATGAGCTTATCTGGGCTTTGATAACTGAGCTTGTGGAAATCGACGGAAAAAGGGTCGCCCTTGAAGACATTTATGAGATGGACCTTGCTTTTGTTTTACAACTTCAGAATGTTTTTGCTGAGACTTATCTTCCTTTTTTATCTCCGCAGAGGACATCCTTGCCCTCAGCAAATACACAGGATGGAGTATCTCAGAGCTGAGCGAGATGGATGTAGAGGAGCTAAGCTTTTGGCTGAGGAAGGCAAGCAAGCTTGCCGAGAAAGAGGCAGAAGAATTAAGGAAGGTGCCTTAGCCTATCCCGAATACTTCTTATTTAGCTTATGAATATGCCTCTGCTTATGTTTAAGCTTAAAGTAGGACCAAAGATGCTTAACTATGAGATAGACAATGTAGACTGCTATTCCGATGCCAGCAAGGATATATGCGCCAATGTAGATAAAAGCATACAAGAATATTACAAACCACACTACCCACATAGGAGGATTATACCATGGATAGTCTTTTTACCATAGGGATAATGCTAAAAGCGATAGACCAGGCTTCTCAGGTCTTCAAGCAGATGAGCAATAATGCCTTAACTGAAATAACTAAGGTTTCGCAGAAGTTTAAAGAGCTTGGGGAGAAGATAGAAAGTCTTGGGATGAGATCCATGGCTAATGGAATGATAATGGTTGCCCCGATCCAGAAGGCGGTATCAACTTTCGCAGATTTAGAAGAGGCTCAAACGAGGCTTCAAGCGCTACTGATGGACAATACAGGCAAAATATCTGAAGAGTATAAAAAACTGGAAGATCTTGCAGCAAAGCTTGGGACAATGCTACCCGGAACCACTAAAGACATGATCGAAATGTTTATTGTGCAAAGGGAGCAAGGTATTCAGACCCAGCAAATCCTAAATGGAGTGGGTGAGGCTACAGCTAAGTTTGCTGTGCTTATGAGAATGAACTATAAGGAAGCTGCTTTAGCAACTGCTAAATTAGGTGAAGCATTAGGAATTGCGGATAAAGACATGGAGAAATTTTTAGATATTTTGCAGAGGGTAAAATTTGCATCTGGTGTGGAGATACATGATTTAATCTACACCTTTAAATATGCAGGCTCTACTTTTCAATCGTTGGGTTTAACTGGTTTAGAAAAAGCTAAAGAAGTGTCTGCAATGTATGGTGTTCTTAGTAGAATGGCTATGGAAGGTTCGCAAGCTGGAACAAATGTCGCTGATTTATTGCAGATGCTTGCTGAACTGGACCATAGACTAAAAACAAAAAAAATAAGAGAGCTTGTAGGAGAGGTTTTTAAAGAATATGGAATAAAACTTGAATTCTTTGATGAGAAAGGTCAGTTTAAAGGTATTCGAGCTATGATAGCTGAACTTGAAAAACTTAAAGCACTCAATCCCCAACAACAGTTGGTTGTTTTAAAAAGACTGTTTGGTGAGCAAGGAATGCGACCTGCTAAACTTCTTTTGGAAAAAGGAGTTGCTGGTTTAGATGAAATGCTAAAGCGTATGGAACAACAGGCAGACATGCAAACAAGGATCAATAAAATATTAGAAACTCATAAGCAGAAGTGGGATGCACTGTCAGGAACAATTGAAAACACTATAGCCTATTTTGGAGGGGCAACCGCTAAGGCTTTACAACTTGGGAAAGTATTTGCATTTTTGAACGATGTCTTTGACAAACTCAATGACTTCATGACGAAGCATGAGAAGCTAACTGGAATGCTTGGAGCTGGGATTGCTGTTGCTGGAGGGGCTCTCGTCGTGGTTGGAGGGGGATTAATGCTCTTAGGAGCAGGGGTCAAACTTCTTGGTTCAGGCATTGAGGCTATACAAACAGGCATAAAGGCTATGAAAACCTTCGCAAGCTGGACAATCACCGCAAGAAAAGAGTTACTTCGCTTAATTGGTGTTCAAAAGCTGATGGAAGCTTCGCAATACCATGGCGGTTTTGGTAAAGCCCTTTCTTTCTGGCTTTCTAATACAAAGCTAAGGATTTTAGAAGCTACCTCAGCCATGAAGGATTGGATTGTCGCTCAATTGAAAGCCTTCCGAACACATTTCTTAACCTTGACTGGGCTGAAAAACTTAGCTCGTGCTTTTGGTGGTGTCCTTGTTAGCGCTTTAAGAGCTGCTATCACAGGTATAAGGGCTCTTGGTGCGGCTCTTCTTACAAACCCTATTGGCTGGGTTGGCTTAGCCATAGGGACAGCAGCTTTTTTGATTTACAAATACTGGAAGCCCATTTCAGGGTTCTTTAAAGGGCTATGGGAAGGTATTAAGGAGAGCCTAAAAGGTCTTGAGCCTGCTTGGGATGTGTTCAAAAGAGCGGGCAAATTCCTTGAACCTGTCCTAAACGCCTTAAAAGGCATCTATAACTTTATAAAGAACCTGTTTAAGCCCGTTGATGACACTGGCAAAGCCGCCGAAAACTTAGGTCTCCGCTTCGGAAAAGCTATAGGAAAAATTCTATCTTATATTTCCACCCTTCCCTCAAAGCTCTTTGAAGCCGGGAAAAAGCTCATGGAATCTTTAGCCTCAGGCATAATGTCAGCGATAAACAAACCGATAGAGGCGGTAAAAGCAATCGCTCAGAGGATACGCAACTTCTTCCCCTTTTCTCCAGCTAAAGAAGGTCCACTCAGGGATTTGCACAAGATAAAGCTTATGGAAACGATAGCCCAAAGCCTTTCTCCTTCCCCTGTTCTCCAGTCCCTATATAAGATGACAAACGCCATAAAAAGCAGTCTGCTTAGCCTTCCTATGCCTATCCTTTCTCCGGCTTTTACCCCAGCCTTAGCTGGCTCTATGGGAGGCTTAGCTGGAAGGCTTCTTTCTGCCTCTCAAGGATCCCCAATCCCAGTGATAAACCTGCATCAGACGCTAAACATCTCAGGCAATGTTGATAGTAAATCCGCAAAAGAAATAGCAAACACCGTATCCCTTGCTACTAAAGAAGCTATCTTTCAAGCCATAGACGAATACTTCCGTAGGAAAGCCCGCCCAGAATGGAAGTAAACCATGGAAGTAAGCCATGCAGATAGGGGTTCTCGGAGACATTGTGTTTGAGGTCTCACAAAGAAAAGTCTATTCGATAGCTGGCTTACGCAGACAAAGCACTTGGAAGTATGCAGAGCATGAGATCATCAAAGGAAAGTCAAGACTGCAGAAGCTTGGAAGACAGCTTGACACTGTCTCACTTACTCTTCGCTTCGTAGACTACTTTTGCGTCCCCTTGGCTGAGGTTAAAAGACTAAAAGAACAAGCCGAAAAGAAAGAGCCCTTAACGCTTGTAATTGGAAATGAGGTCTTCGGAGACTTTGTGATCGAATCTATTGCTGAGACCTGGGTAGAAACAGACGGAAACGGAAATCCACGCTTAATTGAGGTTGAAGTTCAGCTCAAGGAGTATTACTGATGAAATACAGAACCATTGCCGGCGATAGATGGGACCTGATCAGCTACCGCTTTTACGGAGACCCAGACCTCTATAAAGAGATCATCAAGGCTAATCCCTATTTGCCTGAGCCCATCAAAAGAGCCCCGATACTTCCTGAAGGTATAATCCTTGAGATCCCAGAGCTTAAACTTGAACCCAAAACCCCAGAGGGCTTACCACCATGGAAAAGATAATTAGGGAGCCTTTATATGAAGTCATTTGGGCTGGCAAAGATGTCACGAAAGATGTCTCCCCATATCTTATTGAGCTTCGCTACACAGACAATCTACATGGAAAAAGCGATGAGATAGAGCTTGTCTTTGAAGACCGAGATAGTCGCTGGAAGTCCTCGTGGTTTCCTCGCACTGGAGACATCATCCGGGTTAGGATTGGACTAAAAGACGAGGTAGAAAGATGGCTAAATTGTGGGAGCTTTACTATTGACGAGGTTGAATATCATGGTCCGCCTGATGTCATCTCTATTAAGGGGCAATCAACTTACGCTACAGCCCCACTAAGAGAGCATAAGACTACCGCCTGGGAAAACACCACTTTAAAGCAAATATGCGTTGTTATCGCAAAACGCAATAGTCTCAAACCATTTCTTCGGATTAAGCCAGACATCAAGTTCAAACGAGTAGACCAAAAAGACCAATCCGACCTTGCTTTTCTCAAGAGCCTCTGCGAAAAATACGGCTACAATGTAAAAGTAGAAGAGGAAAAGCTTATTGTTTGCAAGCCTGAAGAGCTTGAAAAAGCAAACGCCGTAGCCGTCATCAGCAGAGATAGCTCAGACATCATAAGCTTTCGCTTCTCAAACAAGCTACACGATACTTATAAATCTTGTGTTGTCTCTTATTGGGATCCAAAGAAGAAAAAGATGGTTACCCATGTAGAGAAGGCAAAACATAAGACCGCTTCAGGGAACACCTTGAAGATTTCAGAGCGAGTTGAAAATAAAGAGCAAGCAATCGCTCGAGCTCAAGCCGAGCTTAAAAACAAAAACAAATGGGAATGGGAAGGGGACTTAGTCCTCTCCGGCAATCCCTATCTCGTTGCTGGGGCAAACATCTTCCTTAAAGGCTTTGGCAAGTTTGACGGTAAATACCACATTGAAACTGCAAACCATATCCTTTCTAAATCTCTTGGCTACCAAACCTCTATCATCATAAGGAGGGTGTAAGACAATGATTTCTGAGCTTATCAGAGTAGGAGTGGTTACCGGCATAAATCCAGAAAAAGGAACTGTTCGGGTTCATTTAGCTGGCGTTGATGAGGAGGTAAGCTACGAGCTACCCGTCATTTATCCCAAGACCCATAAAGATAAAGTATATTTTATGCCGGACATCGGGGACCAGGTTGTTTGCTTGTTTTCTGGACAAGGTCTTGAGCAAGGCTTTGTCCTTGGTGCAATATACAGCGAAGCCGACACAACTCCTGTCTCAAACAAAGACAAGTTCTTCATCCGCTTTGAAGACGGAACCGAAATAGAATACGATAGACGAGCTCATAAGCTCCGGATTAGTGTTCGGGGAGATGTCCTCATAGAGGCTGATGGGAACATGACACTTAAAGCAAGCAGAATTGACTTAAACCCATAAGGGAGGTGCAAACATGCCTGCAGTTGTTCGACTTGGGGACAATTCTTGTGGTCATGGATGCTTCCCACCCCGTCCAAATGTAGAAGCTTCTCCTAATGTGTTTGTGAACGGCAAAGGTGCTCACAGACTTGGTGATGCTTGGGCTGTGCATACTTGACTAACTGAGCGCCATGGCGGAGTGGCTTCAGGAGGAAGCCCAAATGTGTTTGTCAACGGAAAGCCAATTTGCCGAGTGGGAGACAGTATTTCTTGCGGAGATACCATGTGTGAAGGCTCACCCAATGTTTTTGCAAATGGCTAAGAGGTAAACCTATGCAGATAAAACTTGGCAAAATCGGAGAAGTTATAACCGGACTTGAAGACCTAAATCAAGAGATCCTTCTTATCCTTTCTACCCCTTTGGGGAGCGTCCCCCATCGTCCAGAATTCGGCTCACGCATCTATGAATACTTAGACAAACCAATGAACATAGCTAAACCCCTGATATTAGCCGAAGCTTGGCGAGCTTTACGCAAAAACTCCGAGCGTTTCCTCGTCACAGACATAAAACTAAAATCCGCAGAGCTCGGAAAATTCATTTTTGTGATTAAAGGCATTCCGCAATCAAAAGAAGTTGACGAAGAGGTAGTCTTAGAAGTTTTAGCAGATTTTACAACTTACATAAACGCTAAGTAGTATATTTTGATTTAAGTATGATAGACCTAAAGACCTTACCCGAACCAGTCTTTGTTGAAGCAAACTGGGAGAAGATATTTGCTGAGCTTTTGCAAGCTTACGAGCTTGCTATCGGAAAACCTGTTAGCAAAGGTCAGCTTGAAGCAGTTTTGTTAAGCATTTTTGCCTACAGAGAAAATCTTCTTCGCATCCTGATCAATGAAACAGCCAAGCAAAATCTCCTTGCCTATGCTCAGGGCGAGGTGCTTGATCATCTTGGGGCTTTGCTTGGCGTTTATAGACTTCCTGCTACAAAAGCAAGGACTACTCTTCGTTTTTACTTTTCTGACCTTGATAGAGACATACTCATTCCAGGTGGCACAAGAGTAGCCACAAAAGACGATAAAGCTGTTTTTGAAACTGCAGAAGATGTTTCAGTCAACGCTGGCACTCAATATGTGGATGTTTTAGCACTCTGCACTGAAGCCGGAGCTCTCGGTAATGGCTACTTTCCGGGACAAATTTCCGTCCTCATAGACCCTGTGCCTTATGTGGAAAAAGTTGAAAACATAAGTATAAGCTTTGGTGGTTCAGATGTAGAAGACGACGAAAGATTTCGCTACAGGGTTCAGCTTGCCCCTGAAAGCTTTAGCAATGCTGGCTCCCGTGGTGCTTATGAGTTTTGGGCAAAAACTGCCCATCAGGACATAGTTGATGTCTCGGTCCTTTCTCCTTCCCCTGGCGTGGTTAAAGTGGTTGTTCTTATGAAGAATGGGCAAATTCCAAGCCCTGAGATATTACAGAAGGTTTCAGATACGCTTAACGATGAGAAAGTTCGCCCCCTGACTGATAGAGTGATAGTCTCTGCACCAGAAGTGGTTGAGTTTTCAATATTAGGCACTATTTACCTTTATAAAAACACTCCTTTTGCTGATGCTATCTTGGAGCAAGCTTATAAGGTTTGCGAAGACTATGCGAATTTGCTTAAGAATAAGCTTGGTAAAGACATAGTTCCAGAAGAGTTAATTAA